AACTTCTTTTATAATACTGAAACATAAATTAAGAGATTTCTTATAATTATAAGTATTGTAAGTGATAAAACCTGTTTTTATTTCTATTGGTATTGAGTTTAAATCATCTTTATTATAATCTCTTGATATTCTTTTAATTTTGTTTTCCGATATTATAAAGTCATTCCCTGTAATTTTATTATTTAATGCGCTTTTTATAACACTACTAAAATTTGAAAATATTCTTTCATCTATATCAAATACTCCTGTATAATTCTCACCAGATATATTTATAAATACAAAGCGTTTATTCTCAGTATTCATATATCCTATTACAGATACATCTATATTATCATAACTAAAATACTTTTTAATATATGGACTATATATCTTCTGTATATTTGTATCTTCTGTTATATAAAAGTTTCTATCATTTGCTAAGAATAAAATAGTGTTTTCAAAGACTTCTACAGCTTCTTTACTTATTATTCCTTGCTTTATTACTCCTTTTCTTTGAAATAACAACGATGTATTAGAACTGGGGACAAATGTCCAAACCTCTATGTCTTCATTTGAACAAATAAACAAAGAACTCCAATTATTCTTCATCTTTATTATATTAGATGGAGATTGGTCTGCAGATGCATAATTATTAGATTCATCAAAATGTAATATCTCATTTACAAAGCTCCAGAAGAAATAATCGGAATTTGCTTGAGAAAATACTAAGCAATTATTAATGTAAGCTATTGAACCTATTGCCGGTATCTTTTTTTCTCTATATGTCCTTGTATTTATATCATAAAAGTATTTTAGCATTCCTGCTCCATGCTGATACTTATAATAAAATAACTTTCCACCAAAGTTAATTATTAAGAACGGTGCTTCTATTTCATCCATATTGTTAGGCTCTATTTTGTGATTGTATGTTTCCAAAATTTCTATATTTGTTGGCTCTAAATTCTCAAGCGGCAATATATATTTTCCTTCATTTGGCTCAACAATATATATAGTAGAACTATCTTTACTACCTTCTAAAAATATTAAATGATTTTTAACTTTACCTTCACTATTTGCATAAGAAGACTCAGAAATATTAATAACATTTTTGTAATATTCCTTTTCACTAAAATCTTGTTCAATATTTAATTTATTAAAAGTTGTATCTCCTTCAAGTGCTAAAAACATTCCAGTATCAGTGCAAGCAATAAGACTATTATTTGAATCTTTAAAAAGACTTTGTATTTTATTGCCATTTATCTTCGAATATACTGTTAATGCAATTTCATATTTACCAGCGTAATAACTGCCAAAAAATCCTTGTTCAATAATAGGGCCATGCTTAGTGCTTACTATTTGCCCGCCTGTATTGCCAAAATATATTTTTTTTTCATCCTTATCTATTAAATAGCAATGAAATGTTCCACTTACACCATTTGCAAAGAAATCATCATATATCTTATAAGAATGTAATGTAGGTTTATCGTTTCCACTAGTAAATATTTTTAATTTTATGAGTCTCCCAGAATTAAGATTTACAAATATATCATGCCAATAAGCATTAGGATCATCAGGAGCACATATAAACTTATATGGGGCTTCTGTATCAGGAATAGAGATAGAACCTAATGGCACTTCAAACTCTGCATAATATTTTTTATTAATATATAATTTATATATTCCAACAATATCAGGAGTGTATGGAGTATTATATCTTAAAAAAACAAGGTCTATACTTTTAGCTACTATATCCCACACAACTGATATGCCAGTTGATAATGCATAAACTAAAGTAAAAGTTTTTGATACTTTATCAAAGTAATAAAGATTATTCTTATTAGTAACAATCATTATCTTGTTATTATCTGATTCTACTTTTGCCATAGACCATATTATATTAGCTCCATCAGGTACATCATAACTTTCTCTTAATATTGATTCATTAGTTACAAATATTATTACTAATTTTGCCGTCTTACCAACAGACGATTTATAATTATATGAAAAATATTTTTCTGAATTATTTAAAGACCCAAAATTGCTTATATAAGAATCTATTATTTTAGAAGTGCCATAAGATAATTTGCCTAAATTAGTATAATTTGTTTGATATGGCTCAGAAGAAAAATCGCTACTTCTAAAATTATATCCAAATATATTAGAACTTGTATAAAATATCTTCGCTTTTGGTTCTTCATTATAAAATAACTTGGCTATACTTGGAATCCCTACTGCCCCATTTGCTACTTGGTATTTAAAATTTTTTATATCTGTAACAAATCCTGTATCTTTTGAAATTTTTTCGCTATTAAGATAATGAAACGCAATATAAGGCATAACAGCAAACCCACTGGCCCACTGGCCAAATGATAAAAAATAAACATTACCATCATATTCATTTTTTTTAAATTTTCTTCTCAATATAATCTGTGTCGCTTCTCTTATACCTTTAGTATAGATAAGCCCTGGCATTATATCATTTTCAAAAAAATCATAAGTTTCATATCTTTTATCATAATTATAAAGCATTTCTGCTTCGTCACCACCACCAATTAAATTATAATCAGAAACATTAACAGGAGCAGTTACTGCATCTTTTGCTGTAAAAACAAGATATGGGAATGTACCATCATAAGTATAAAGTTTATACGAAAAATCTGCTATATATAATTTTGAATCTTCTCTTGAATAATTTATATCAACTATATTATTTGAATGTTTATAATACTGCTGAATATTTTCAGTTTCTATATCTAATTTATAAACTGTTTTATCGTCTCCTACACTTGCAATATAAATATATCTATCTGTTTCTCCTGCACATAATACAATACTTGAAGAAAAATCATGAATATTAGTTACTATTCCATCAGATAACTTTATTTTGCTTAAATAAAAATTTTCAGGATCAGTAAAATATCTATAAAAATATAAATATGGAGTACCGCTTTTTTCTAATATTTCAATATATGAAAAATCATTAGTTGAATTTTCTATGCGTATGTTTGTATTTATAGGATTGTATGACCCATTTTTGTCTATAGAGAAAAAAATTCCATTATAATCAATATTGCCTAAAGTATCACCATCATAGCAAATGCCATATGCTACTCCACCATACGCTTGCATAAGTATAGTCCTTTTTGAAAAATCTAAACTATGTATTTCAACATATTCATTAGTAGATAAATTATATTTATAGAAATAAATTTTAGAATTACCTGCCAATGCATATATAATTGTATCACTATCTACAAACGCAAAATCACAAGAAAATGTACTATCAGAGCCAAATTTTTTATTTATAAACCATTCTTGTTCTATTTTTACAATATATGTCTTATATTCACAAGAAGATTCTTTTTCTCCAGAAACAACTAATAATTTATTTTCATTTAAACAAAACATATGTTCTGGTGCAGAAATACCACGTATATAATCATATGGCCTTCGCTTGTATAAACTTGCTATATATTTTTTCCCTGAACCAGATATTCTTATAATATTATATTTGTCATCAATTGCATATAAAAAATTTGCACCATTATTAGTAATTAATTTAGCTGATACTAATGGACTGAAAAATTTATATCCTATTACATCATAAACTTCTCCTTCAAAAGTAGAGGTAGGAAATCCAGAAACAATTTTTATTGTTTTAGAACCGTCTGTAGTAAAAACAGTTTCTTTACTATCCTTGCACCATCCCATAGAAATAACATTGCCAGAAAGGTCTGTAGTTGTTATTTTTGTTATTTCCCCATTATTATCACTATTTTTATAATATATAGCGCCATACGTTCCTACAAAAACAAAACCAAATTGTATATTTATAGCCATTGATGTTATTGGATTTGTAAAACTATAAACTAAATTTATAGATGTTCCTCCATCATAACTTAAAAGCTTTTCTCCAATAGAATAATATATTAAATTATCACGTGAAGAATATTCCATAAAAGATACTTTCCCAGCAGTATTTGCTATCACTGCCCCTGAAGCATCTTTCCCAGCTATTCCTATATCGACTGGTTCTGAAATTTGAGTTATATTATTTTCTGAATCTACTGCATATGAAGACCTTAAGATATGGTTTTCATGCGTTACAGATGATATATTACCTGAATTATCATAATTAGTTATTTCAAATAATATCCCAGAAACCATTATATTTAAAGTAGGAACAAATACAAGAGAATCTAAAGATACATTAGTAATAACAGATTCATTAAATCTAGTTTTTCCAATATTGCTAACTTTATTGCCATAAAAATCTTTAATTGAAAATAACTTTGTTAATGAATAACTATTTTCTCCTACATCTTCAAACATATAAACATTGCCATAATCTGTTATAATTACATTCTTATTTATTCCTTTCCAATAAAACAACTTAACAGGTATTTCTCCTTCGACTTCGAAATTGAAATCTATTGAACTTGTTCCGGGTCTTGTAGTAATATTCCCAGCTGAATTAATTATCAAATTCTTGAATTCTGTTAATTGTCCGTCAGAATAATTCGCCTCATCTTCATTCATGTTTAAATTTCCCAATGGAAACGGTACTACTTTGCCCATGTGTTCTCCTTATATTTTATGAAAAAAGTTTTGTTTTTCTTCTGTTAGAATTAACTAATGTACTGTCAATACTCATATCCTTAGGCCTGAAATTATTTTGCTTTATTTCAAGCAGTGTAGCGTCTGCTATTTCAATTATTAATTTCGGAATAGGCACTCCATAAAGGAAAGATAATTCTATGGCTAAAGAATATTTCAATAGTTTGTTATATCCAAAATTCAATTTTAAATCATCAGTTAATCCATATTCTACTCTTGAAGTATCTGCTTCTGATACAAATGGATATTTTGAAATTATATGCAATATATAACCTTCAGGAGGTATTCTATCAAATTCTATTATTACAGAATTATCTTCACCTTTAGTTACAACCGCTTGTGAAGGTATCCCTTCTATATCTTGCTTTTTAGGCACTAATAATTCTTGTGATACTATATTTACTATATTTTTATCACTTGAAGAGCCTAAAAAATATATCATTTCTACTTCAGAAGGTGGAGTTTTTGCATAATCACCATCAGGCGTACCTATTTTTATTTTCCTTTTCCATGCTCTTGTATTATTGGTAGGATTATAATTAGGATCAAACGGACTTACCATAGATGGAGCGAGATATTCACTATCAACAGATTGCGCACATAATAGATTTTGATTGTTAAAATGAGAAATCATATCATTGAATATTTCTAATCCATCGTTATATTCATCTGTAGAAATATCTTCTCCAGTAGTAACTATACCCAACAATTTATGAGCATTTAATATTATTTTGCTTACAAGCATAATTACCTCTTATTTTTTTACTATTTTACCTTTGTCTCTTTTATGAGTTTTTTCATATTCTTCAATGAATTTTAAACATCTTTTATATTCATTTGCCTTTTCTACTTCACTTCTATTTGCTTCATAGTTTTCTTTATACACTTCAAGCCTTTTCTTGGCGTCTTCAAGTTCTCCCCATTCGTCATTACTCTTATATCCGCCTTCACTTTTTGATCCAATTTCAACATGTACTACATCAATTTTCAATGTCTTGTCATTAGCTCTGTAATAAGCTCTATATCCTTTATTTTTTTTCTCTTCTTTTTTTGTTTTATCTGCTTTTGCTTTTGTGTTTTTTGCCATTTTATTTCCTCCTTGCTTATAAAAGTAGTGGGATAGTATTACCTACCATCCCACCTACAAAAAATAAAATAATATTACTGAATTAATTTGAATAAATTTTATGGATCAATTCAGGATATACAGACTTAACACCCCAAATTACATCAACACGAGTTATTTCACTGTGTTCATTTACATCATAAGCACCAGTAATAAGTACTGAAAGCCCACTGTCAGGATCAGTTGCTCTTGCTTTTATAGTTGCAGATTCAGGAATCTCAATCTGTGGAACAACAAGTGCTACTGCATCTCTGTGGAATGCAAGATTAGTTCTATATGCTGTTGAAGCATTACCAATAACAGTAATAGAAGCATTGTCGGAAGGAGCTTTACTTACATTCTTGTATGCAGCTGTGCTAATATTGTTACCTTCACCATCTACAGTTGTAAGCGTACCATCATTAATAGATGGAGTTATATGTATAGTTGCATTTCCGGAAGCGTCTGAGTTAACATCAGCAGTTACTGTGAAAGCCTGAAGTCTTCCTGTGCTTGTATAGTTTTGAGGATTGATCTCAAATACTCCGTCAATTGTAAATGTATCACCTTTCTTGAGAAGTCCATTCACAGAAGCAGTCCAACCATCTGTAATAAGTGTATCTCCAGTCTGATTAGCGCCATTTACTAATGGAGTTCCTGCATAAGCGCCTACTGTATGTGCTGTGAGGTTTTGAGATTTGAAAGTAGAGAAGTTAGAAATCTCTCCTTTGTATCCTTTTACCATAGCAGTCTTTACTAAGTCAGCATTGTAAAGACCTGTAATATCCTTCTGAAGGTTTGCACTGTCAAGTGTATTAAGAAGAAGTCTTCTCATACCATCATTAGGAACGGCTACATCATCCATATATGCCTCGGCATATATTACATCATTAATTCCCATGGCAGTGCCAGGGGTTCCTGAATTATAAAAAGCACTGTCTCTGATACAGTCGATTATACTTTTATCAACAACATTTGCAAGCTGCACAATACCAGATTTCAAATATCTATCACTAAACTGTTCGAGTGATAGAGTTTTGTCTCTAACATCGATTTCCATTCCAAAATGTTCCTGTTTATCAATTTTGATAGTAGTTGTTTTATCAACTAATGGTTGCTTTACAAGCACTCTACCGCTTGCTGTCCTTGTCCTAAAAGGAAGTTTTACTGAAATCTGATCGCCAACTTTCGCGAATTCCTTTGTATATCCTCTGTTAACAAGTCTTGCTGCGACAAGATTGTTTTTCAAAAGTCTTAATGACTCTTTTGCTATAATATCAGGTGTAATTAATACATTATTTCTACTACTTGTGCTCATATTCTTTTCCTCCTATATAATTTTATTTAAAAGAAACTTGGTTTATTTTTTTCTTCGGCATTCCTGATTTTTTCATATTCAGAAAAGCTCATATCTTGATAAGAAGAAGGCGTTGTTTCTCCACCAGCTCCTACAGGATTTATAGGTTTCGTCGCCTTAGTTATCTTCTTAACATTTCCGGAGGGTTTTAGTCTGCCTGAGGCAATCTTTTCACTTATTTTTCCTATTTCTGTGTATTGCCTTTTAGGTGGTAAACTTGCTATTCGCTTAGCCTCTGCTTTGTTTTTTCCTAAATAATATGCTGTATCCACTGAATTTTCTACTTCGCTTATAGCAATTGACATATCCCTTGTTATAGAAACACTTTTATCAAAAACCACTTCTTGAAAATCATCATACTTATCAGCTTCATCTTCGATTTTCATAGTAATAATATCAATAGACTTCTGAAACTCAAAATCTTCTTCTTCTTTTGTACGATTCTTTTCAAATTCAATCTTCAATTCTGTTTCTTTTTCATTTTTTGTGTCCTCTTTTGCATTATCAAACTTGGATAATGCTTCCAAATAATCGTCATAATCCTCAAAATCTTCTTCGTTCGGTGCAGTTGCTTGCTCTGATTTGTCTTCTTTTTCAGAAGTTTCTTCGCTTTTTGCATTTTTTTGCTTGGATTCAAGTTCTTTTATCTTAGCTTTTAAAGCATATTTTTCAGATACAAGTTTTCTTATTCGTTTTTCTGCCCTCGATAAAGGTTTTTCTGACTTTTTACCAGAATTTTCACTTTCATTTTGAGAATTACCAGATTCATTTGTTTTATCTTCAACATTTTCATCATTTCGTACACTTTCTTCACTAGATTTTTCGTTATTTTCAGTTTCCTGAAAATCGTCTGTAGTACTTACTACAAAATTATCTTCTTGTGAAGTAAGCTCGTTTGTGTCATTTGAAGATTTTTTTACCTCATCAGACATTTTGCCCCTCCTGTTTATTTTTATCGCTTTCTTTAAGCGTTGTTTTCTTTGTGGCTTCAGCTTTTTGTTCTGTATCATTCATAATTTCAACTAATGCCTCGGCCACAATATTCTTTATGCGATTCTCCATTTCAGATGATAAGTTCTTATTTTTCTCCATCTCACTTAAAATTTTTGTCTTTTCAAGCTCAACTTTCATTTGATCAGCCTTTGCTTTTAACATATTAGCTTCAGCAGTTAATTTTTGTGCATTGCTTGCTTCTAATTGTGCTTGCGCTGCAATCTGCTCAGGAGATGGAGGATCAGGTGGTATTTTTGCCTTCTCTTTTTCTATTTCTTCTATTTCCTCAACACTTAACATCTCTTTAGGCAAAGTTTTCCTTAATCTCTTTGCAAGCAAATCACTGTCAGGAAAATCTAAATTCCTTACCACTATATCAGGCGCTATTTGCATTATTTGAGGCGCATATTGGATAAGCTCAAGCATGCTTTCTGCAGTTTCCTGCCTCTTAGTCAAATAATTGGCACCTGTATCAATAATAACATCAAATTTACCAGCTGACAAATCATTTACCAAAAAAGTCTTTCCAGTCTCTTTATCTCTTATCAATTTGTTTATTTCAATAAAATCTTTTTCTCTGTTCTGAAATTCTATTCTTATTACTCTTGTAGAGTCATAAACTTTCGGAATACATTCAATTAATATTTTTCCTATTGCAGATATAGCTAAATCGAAGTTATCAAGGAATACAAATGTTCCAGTATCACTTTGCCTTTGCCTTGCAGTTATAGCACGGCCGCTTGTTTCATTGCTCCTTGCTCCAAGACTTGCGTCATATATTCCTACAGATGATTTTATCTCATCAATCATGTTTATAGCAAATTGTATCTCTGCAGATGGCATACTCGGAGGTGGCATTCTGCTCGGCTTATCACCATTAGGTAAAGACCTGTATGGCAAGAAAGATATATTTTTCTTATTAGCGTTTTCCCACATTTCTTCGTATCCTTCTATTGATCTTGCGTCTCCTATAAATGGAGCTTTAGGTGCAAGAGACATTCTTTCTGTAGCTGCGGAAAGCCAATAATTATGCATTATTTGAGCGTCTTTTGCGTCATGTACTAATCCATAAAATCTTCTCTCATTGTTTTTACTTATTTCTCTCCCAAGAACAGGAACAACAGGAATAGTACTTCCTATCCAATCTCCTTCTTCAAGTATGCTGAAGGCTGTCATCTTATACCATTTAACTTTATATGTTTTAACTTTCCTTGTATTTACTACTGTTATACCCATCTCTTCTAATTCATCTTTAACATTTTTCATGTCCTCATCATCATAAACTTCACCATTACTCATTAAATGCAATGTTTTTATATATGCTATTTTTGTAAAATATTCAGTTACTCTTATAACATCATCATGAAACCACCACATATTAGATTGCTGATATTCTGAATTATCTAAATCACCTACCATCGCATTTGGATATCGCTTTTCAAATTCTTTCTTTGTCATGGTTTCTGAAATAAAACACCATTTTGCATCACTGAAGTCAGGCTCCTGAGCAGTCGGATCAATTATAACACTCCATCTGTCTCTTACAGATTTTATTTTTAACTCAAGATCAAAGCCAGTATCATCACTATATTCAGTTATTACTCTTAACCATCCAAAACCACTCTCTACAGCGTGCTGAAATGCTGCTTTATAATGAGCATTAGCGTTTGAATTCCTTTCTATACTCATTATTAAGCCTTGATATACTTCTGCCAACGAATATTCCTTATCTCCATTTTGGTTAGGAATATTTTTCATTTCGGCCGTATTTTCTCCACCCCTTACAAGTATTGCATGTGAATTTTGTCTCTGATCTCCAACAACCCTCGATACAAATTGCTGTAATTTATTTAGTGTAAGCGTAGGACGGCTCTCTGCTCTTCTTATAGCAAGTGATTCTGCGTCCCACTGATTGCCTTCTATGAACTCAACACTATCTTTAGCATTGTCGAAATTATGCTTCCAAGCCATTAAGCCCATCTGCGCTCTTTCTCTCGCTTGCTTCAATACATCTAATTTGTCATTTGTATCTATTAAATCGACAAATTCATCCTGTGTTGCTTGATATTTCTTCATATTTTATGCTCCTAACCAATTTAAGACTCTACCGCCTGTATATAGCCTTTTTATATTTCTTGGCCTCTCATGCTCGTATGATAATGCGAACATTCTAAACGAATCAGCAGCGTGAGAAGTCCAATCATGCCTCGGTTTGTCTTTAAATGTAAGCCGTTTTTCGTCATATTCTCGCTTATAATTCTTCAAAGCCATTATACCTTTTTCACACCTTTCTTTATCAAAAAAACATCTTGGTAATATATTTCTAACCGCTTCTATACCCTCCGATACAGATATATTAGGCGCTACTTCAAAATTTATTCCCATTCTTTGCGCTGTCTCCAACCTGCTCTTACCATTTGTTAATTCTCTTACCGCTATATCGTGTGGTGCATAATGCCCTCTATATATAACTTTATACTTTTCTTGGAAATCAAGCAAGTATTTTATGTAATGTGATAATCCTTGTCCACTATTTTCATAAAAATCTATAACTCTAATTTCATTGCCTAATACTTGGAATATCCATATTGCTGTACTATCACTTATCCCTAAATCCCATGAAGTATATGTACTTAAGGCTTGCTCAGGCATTATTTTAGTTATTTGCCCGTTTTCTGTTATCTCATTTATTATATTCTCATAATAAGAGCCTTCTATCTCAAAATCTTCCCAACTACCTTCTAACCACTGCTTCTTTAAGTTTCCCTTTAATCCCTCTAAGTATTTTATATAATCGGGATCAGTTTTTTGTAAATATGGATTATCTTTTATTGTGGATGGTATATATATCCTCGTTTTTCCACCTTCTGCTGTGAATTTCTTCCCACTCTCATGTTCATCTATCCTAAATCTCTTCTTTATCCAATAATGGCCAGGGCCATCAGGATTTGTAGTTAAAAAAGCCTGTGGCCTTATCTTCGTAGTACTACTTCTGTTACTCCCTAACAACATCATGTAACTTTCCTCTAATGGTATGTGTGTAGCCTCTTCTATCAGTATCTTCTGTAATTCCCATCCCTGATACTTTGTATATGCGTCCTTGTCTTTTAAATGTCCTGTATATATTATACCCCCATTTGGAAAAGTTATCTTAGAGGGTTGCCCACTTATCTTACATCCTAATGGTATATACTTCCTTTTTGCTCTGTCTAACCAGTCTTCTAAGTCCGTAGCGTTTCTTCTTACTACTAATGCCCTATATGAAGGATATTCACTATCATAGAGTAACCATTGTAAACCTGCGTCTGTCTTCCCTCCTCCCCTTGCTCCTCCAAACAATATCTCTGAAGCTGTACTCTTTAATGCTAACTCTTGTACTTTTGTAGGTTTCCACACTAATTCTGACATTCTTTATACCTCTTACCAAAATTTTTTTTTGCCTTTTTTATGCACCTTTTAGTTACTTTTTATATTATGTTACTTGATTTTTTCGTTGTTTTTACGTATCCTCTTATAGCTTAATTTACAAAATCGTTTTTACTTAATTTCATAGCTTATTTAACTTCTTCCGATTAACTTTTTTACCACTTACCATGTACCGGTGACCAAAACCAAATTTCGGCATATTTTTTGGAGGGGCATATTTCAATAAAATCACCCA